CAAATGTCTCAAGCCATTCCAAGTTTGCCTTGATGTCCTTTACTGCGCCTGACGCTCCTGAACGTATGGATACCACCGCCCACTTACCGTCAAACATTTCCGATACCGCTAGTGCGTCAGCTTCTCCTTCTACTACTGTTATATACTTACCACCGCCCTTGAACGCTTGCTGACCAAACAGACCTACGTTATCAAACGTGCCGCTAGAGTAGAATGATTTGTTATCTACAATGCGTGACTTAGTACCTATCTGTGCGCCTGTGTCCTTGTCAAAGTATGGGTAGTGGTGCTTGCTTATGTTCCCTGCTGTATCGTACTCAACAGTGACACCAAACTTCTTACAAGTTGCCTCTGTGATACGTCTGTCTGGGATTGATGCTATAACACCTGTCATTTCCAGTTTCCTATTTGCCTTTGGTTTACTCTCTATAACTTCGCCAGTTGCTCTCTCGTAGTGGTCACAACCGCCTGAAAAACAGACGGCATGACCATCGGAGTACCTCGCTAAGTTATTCTTAGAGCCGCACGATGGGCACGGCTCATGTCTAACAAAGTGAGAGTCATTGGACATTAGAAGTCACCGCCACCGTCTGATGGTTCTGCTAACTCTAATACCTTTACCTTAGACAGGTAGGTTGACGTTCCGTGTACTGGGTGGGGTTTACCCTCAGCGTACTGTACTCGTACCTTAGAACCTCGCGTTAGGCGACCACTAAAGTCGTTACCATCTGCATCGTACATAGGTACTTCATACTTAGTGCTGAACTTACGCTGTGACGTTCCTTCGTACTCTCGTAGTTTGACACCCTGATTGGCTAGTTTATCTGCATCAGCAGGTTCTAGCGACAACACTAGGGAATACTTCCCAGTTGATTGACCCTGATATTCTTCGTGTTCGTCAAGGTTTGCGAACGCTACACTTCCTTCTAATACTGCCATAGTAATTTACCTTCGTTAATTAATTAAAGATTACTTAAGGATACTTTAGAATATAACTTTAAAGGTTATTAACTAAAGAACCTATGAATATTATATCATGTTTATTTCTTTATTGCAACTAATTGTTACTCCTAATTATCTCTCTCTCCTCTACTGTTGCCCAGTTCTCCTCTATAGCCTCGTCTGATGCAGAATGACACACTGAACATAAATCTAAGTACTCGTCCGTCACTCTGTCTCGTTTACGTAACTCAGCCTCAGTCAATATCACATCACAGGCTTTGCATCTGCTCACAATTCTGTCTCCTTGTAGGGTCTGCCGTAGGTTATCACAATGAATGGTAACATCAATACTATGCCCTCAAAGGGCATTGTGCTGTGTTCTTCAGTCTCGCTGTTGTACGTCCATACAGGGCGACTATCGACAAACTCTAAGTCTATCCCGACACCATTACGAATCTCTACTGTAAATAGCCTATTGAATATAACTGTATTAATCATCTTGTTTAACTCCTAGTCTAGTTTTAACTTCCTTTAAGCGTTTATACATCTCTGGTTGTTCTATAGGGTCATAGTCTACCTCTCTGCTGTCGTATGGTGTGTAATATCCTGTGTTATCTTCATAGTCACTGTAGTCGTAACTAGGGCAATCGTCTACCCTGCAATATTCTCTGTTCATTTGTCCGCTCCCATTACCTGTAAGTATTCGTAAGCCTTAGCGTACCCATCATAATAATCATTATCTTCAGCCTCTAAGGCAGGATAACCATGAATGCAATCGTACTCTCCTCTCTCATAGCTTGTCAACTCCTTAAAGTACTGATACATATTATAAGCCTTGTCTGCTATATCTTCTAACTGCTGTTGTTCTCTATAGTCTTTACTCATTTTTAAACCTCTCTCTGTTTACCAAAACTTGAACGTCTTAAATAATCGCTTAACTTCATAGGTATAAGCGTCCACTCTATAAAATCAGCCGCAGTATATCTATGCCCATAAACATAGTCAATTATTTTCCCGTCCTCAATAATAGCTAGATTAGCCGTATACTTATCGCCATTATCATCAGCACCCCATATTTCTATGTGATACTCATCAGCTACCGCCTGTTTGTCTCCGTACTGTATCAACGGGACTGGTATTTCTTGAGTCTTCTCAGCCTCAAGCCATGCATGATGGCTTAACTGTGGTCTAGTCATTGTCTTTACCTCTTTACCAATTATGAATGACACCCGCTATTATAAACAAACAGGTCACAAAATTCAACCCCACAATTACACTACGCACAATCGCAATGTAATCAGCCTCTCTATCTGTAGCCCCAGACTTCTCTCCCAGTGCTTTGACCCAGATACGCCACAGTTTAAGAACGTTATGCATAGGGCTTATACCTCTCTACTATTACGTCACTATAGCCGTCATTCCGCCAGTTACTGGCTATCCTGTACGCCTCTTCTCTATTCGTTAGATGCGGAGTTACTTCTACACCTCCAACCCATATTGTATATAACATTATTTACCTCTCTGTTTGTATTCTGTTTTATTTGCCATATATAACGCTAATGGTAAGCATATAAAGCCCACAATAGCGAATGGAATCAATACCGCTAGATAAACGCTCATTATAAAGCCCTCATTGCTTGAACGGCTAATAATACCACATAACCGCCAATGGTTAGATTAAACAACACCGCACGTATTTTATCGCGCTTCTGTTCCCGTTCAAACTGTTTTAATGCTAAATAGCGTTCCGCTGAATAATTCATAATAAACCCCTGTATTAACTGTTAATCCATTCGTCATAAGTTTTTAAAGGCTTACCAGTAGTAATATCTAAGCCTTCGCCATTGTCCGCTAACTCTAAGTATAGCTGATATTCGCTATCATTAGAACCACGCGCTTTAGTTTGCCAATCGGCATTATATTCCAATTCCATAATAAAACCTCATATAATCAATTTTAAGCCATTTTACGGCTTACCTATAGTTACCTACTAATAAACACTAGAAAACGCCCTACAAGTGATTACAGGGCGTTCTGTGGTGCTTACTCCTAAGCAGTCTCTTCCCAATACTTATTCTCAGCTTCCCAAAGAACCTCACTCTTTTCAAGTGCATCTTTGTAGTTGTCAAAGAAAAACTCTTCACCAGACATCGGGCATCTGGTTTGATACTCAACGTCTCGCCCAAGCATTGAGCAAATAGTAACATCATTTTCAAGTGCTATGTAAACATAACCACTATTGTCATTGAATCCCACAGCCATTACGTCTACATAATAATTGCCCGCTAATTCGCTCAAAGCCTTAAAGCACTTAGAAAGCCCTACAGTTTCGCAATATGCGAAGTTATCAAAGTTTACAATTTCCATCGTTATTACCTCATAAAGTTAAATTAGTATAATCAAGCCACCCCTCCTGAAGTGGCTTTGTTATATCAACTTACTTTGAGAATACCTTGTATTCTTTTCCTGCTCCCTGTTGCCGTCCAATCCTCGCAAATGCCGTCCCTAATTGATGCCACATGGTCAGTAAGTATGACTATATAATCACCCTGCCAAGTGTGGCACTGTCTAAGCACGGTGTTCATTGTGCGCCCGTATAACTCTGTTTTTACTAAGTCAGTGCTTCTACCTACTGACTCAATGATTTTGTTCATTAGGCGCACTGTAACGCCCCTGCCGTGCTTCCTGCCTTGCTGTTGGTATAGGCTACGCGCCTTGCCAAATGACAACCTACAGGTCACAGCCACCGCGACAACCCCGCAAAAATTAGTGTCACCGTAGTACCTGCGCCCTATCTTAGCCAATTCCGAATATGAATGTTTGTAATGCTTCACAATATCACCTCTTAAAGTTATTCAATATAAGCACCCTATATAGAGTACCTATAGTGAATAACCTAGACGACTTAGCGGTTGAGTGGTCGGTTGCCGTTGTTTAGCACCAGTGCCTAAGCACCATCACCGCGGGCTATTGACCCCGCCTTGCCGTTTGGCTATTCGCCTAGCTAGTAACTGTTGCTTATATATGTAGTGCCACGGCAATTCGCATATAAAGCTAAAGGCTATGCTAGGGGTCGATTGGGGCTAGGGCTTGCCGTGTATCTAACTGCGCCACCGTGGCAACGCGTACAGGGTAAGTATTTCTCCCGCCTAAGCCATAATCAATCGACTTATTGCTACTATACCAGTGTAAACAGCTATTACAACCCTTTATTCCAATTTTTTATATAACTTTTTTGCATAACCTTTATAGGTTGTCATAACTAAATGTTATTGGATTAATGGTGGTGTTCTATGGTAGTGCCTTAAGGTATCCACTAGCATACTCACGCCCCGCCCTCAAGTAATTCATGTGACCGCCTTAAGGATACCAGTCACGTTTAAGCCTTGTGTTTTACCTGAGGCTGTGCTAAAGGACGGGCGGGGGGGTGCGTGGGTGTCTTGAGATTGTTACGGTATCCTCTGGCATACAAAAAAGACATAAATTAGAAAAAGGGTATAACCAAAAGTAATACTCTAAGTGTTTGTTTTCCTTAAGTATTCTT